AACAATTGTTTCTTGAAAGAATTTGCGATCGCTTGTGTTATAGCCATAGTTTTTTTTCTCCTTATTTACCTCCGACTCGAGGAACACCTGATTGATATTCATCTCGTCTTCGTCTTCCCATTTGTTCGATAGAGAAGCCTTCAACTACTTGTTTATACTTTCCTTCGTATAATTGCAAGAGATCATTTGGCCCCTTTAGAAAACTAAATGCTTCTACTAAGCACGCATACAAAAGTCCATTGGGAAAATATGTACTTAGGTATGTAACCGTATTTGTACTCGATAATCCAGCATCTTTCAAGATATAATTTAACTGAATTATGTAATCATCGTCTGGTGTAGGGGCAAATACGATTGTATCGGCATCCCAATAACTGTAGTATTTAGGCTGTCCAGTTGTTCCAGAAGAATTATATTCCGACATAAAATTGGTATCTCTATATTCTAAAAAGCTTCTAGTATTGCCACCATCACCATCTACAATTTGAGCTGATCGAATGACTAAAGCATTATCTGGAATATCAATGTATCTCTGTCCAACCGTTAAATTCGTTGTTGCATATCTTCTGTTATTATCAGAATCTACATCTCTTAAAATTCTAAATTCTGCATTTTGAATAAATCCATCAACAATCGTATCCGTTAATACATTACTATCAACTTCGGTATAATCTCTAATCTGTTGTACTAATTCTGAATAATTCATTATGTTATACTAATTGTTACACTCCCTAAATTTACTTGTGCTTGTCTTCTTGTATTAACTGAAGATCCATTATCTGGAATCATACCATTGTTTGAATTAAATGCAAAGGCCCCTGGTAAAGTTAAATCAACATTCATAAAACCACCATCCCCTGATGCCTGAGTAAAGATTTGTGGTCTAGCATTTCTTAAACCTTGTCCATCTGCAGTAGTAGGTTTTGGTTCTAATTGTGGATGCTTAGGTTCAAATTCAGAAATATGGACTCTGGAACCATTCCATTCAATAACCATTTCTTGATATGGAAAAGCTTGTCCACTTCTATCTGAAATAAACTGTGCATATTTTCCTTTTGATAAATTAGACATTTGGATAATAAGTTTTTGGGGTTATGAAAGAACTTGAAGGTGAACCATCTTCTTCTAATGCTCTTTTTAATTCATCTTCATAAAGTAATTTCATTTGTTGCACTAATTGTGGATTAAATTTTTGTGATAAATAATATGCAAGTCCTGATACCATACACGGTACAAATCGATATGGAACATCGGCTTCATTACTATAGGCTCCGGCATCTTGGATTCTACTAACGTAATAATAGTTTAACAGGTTTCCGGCTTCAGTAGCTCCTGGAGTTAAATATAAAGTGATTGTAATTTTATCTATAAATCGTTGTACAAAATATTGTGTAGGTGTTCCTGTTTGAGTTTTATTTGAAAGACCTTGATATGCTGATCTATTTATTTTTGTTAATGGAAAATCTACACCAGATGAATTTCTATATACTGCTTCTAATATATCATCTACACCATAAACTGCAGTTGCATCTGAAGTACCATCAGCTGTAGATCGATACATTGTATATTCTGTTTGACCATTAACTAATGTGATTGAATTATTTTTTACTTCCCAAAAATGCAAACCTCTGTTAGCCCATTCTTGAAACATTATGTTTAAAGAACGTCTTGCTGTTTTTATATCATTACCAGAATAATCAAATCTACCTAATCTTTCATAAGCTTCAGTAATTATATCATCAATATAAAAACTTGATTCAAAATTTGTTGTTCCAGAAGTTGCCATCTAGACTCCTATTTATCAATCAATACAGTTGCTTTAGCACTTGTGATTGCACTGCAAGTCATTCCACTTTCAAATAGAATTCCGTCTTCAGGAAGATTAAATGAAAATACATCTCCCGGAGGAACGTCTGCAGTAAATTGAGTTCCGTTGATATCTTGTAAAGTTACAGATCCTACAGCTGTTGTACTATTAGCTGATAGTATAATTCCTCTAAGTCTAGTTCTACCACCAAATACTTGAGCGGCTCCTGTAATCTGTACTGCTTTTACATCACCTTTACTTGCCATAATTTTTCTCCTATTAAATTTGTGTGGGGCCGAAGCCCCACATTAATTATTTATTAAGCAACTGTGCTTGTTGGGTCATTCAATTGAAGCCATTGAGCTCCATCTGAAAACACATAACAAGAAACAGAAGTTCCGTTTGCACCATTTTTAACGTATGCAATAACACCTTCATTAGCTGTAGCTAATAAAGTTCTAGTTCCACCTGTTGTAGATAATGTAGTTGCATTACCAGCAGAAGCTATGAATGGAAGGTTGCCACCTTGTTGAGTGTCATTTGCACCTGTTCCACCTGCGTTTACGTTTGGTCCACCAATAAACCCATTAAGAGCTACTACTGGTCCTGTGAATGTAGTATTTGCCATAATTATATCCTCCTAGTTTCCGAACATAGTCTCTAGGCCGTCGACTATACGCGTCTATGTTCTAATTAATTTGTATAGTAATTAATTTATATACTAGATTTTAGTAGAGTGCAAGAGATCCCTAGGAATGATAGACGTTCCGATAATTTTAAAAGTCCTAATTAACCAGCGTAAAGATGGACTTCTCCATCTAGCGGATTTGTATGGACTTCTGCTTCTTGTTTCCTGATAATTGATCTAATTACTTGTTTGATCTCATCACCAAGAACAGACATTTCAGCGGTAATTTGTCCTCTGTTTTCAAGAAACAACTCGTTCCATCTAGACTCGAGTTTCAGTTTCTTTGCGAACAATACCATGTTGTCCTGAGCCATTATTAACCTCCTCATAGGTTATATAAAAATCATTTACAGTACTTGTATACTGCAGATCATTTTCTTCCCATTTTATATCAGATTTTCCTAGAAAGTCAATGATAGGTTTATGTAGCTCGTCAACTGTATTTATCTCTCTATCGCTTTCTAATTCAAATTGTGTTTGAAGATATTTTGTAAAAATTTTAACTAAATATTTATTCATGGTTTTTTCTTTCTATATTGTAAATGAGGCGGGATTGTGTCCCGCCTCAAATTTATTAAGTATTACGCACCTTCAACGCCGAAGATACCTCTGTAGTCAGATACACCAAATGAGTATCTTTCTCTAGCCTTGTATCTTACGTTGCCAGTATCGAAATCACCTTCCATAGCAGTTTTGATAGCTGCTCTTTCGAAGTATTTCATTCCATTAGGCACGTCAGTGATAATGTAGAACGCATCTGGATCAGTTAAGAAATTGTTCACTCTGTAACCTTGAGGAACCATTCCCATAGAAACGATTGCGTTGATATCATTATCAGCAGTTCCTACTCTACCTTGAGACTTCATCAATCTCTCAGCTGTAAATTGAAGCTCAGAAGGAACGATCATTTTCACTCCTCTAGCAGCAATTTTAAGACCTCTTTCGTCTGTCATTGCAGCAATGTCAATTAAAGACTGCTCCAATGAAGTTTCGTTTAAGTCCGCTTGAGTTGTTAAAGTGTTTTTAACTGTACCCGCGATTGTTGGGTGAGCAGTGTTAAATAATGAAACACCATCCCCTGAATCGAAGTTATCAGTTGTAGGTAAACCCTGAATTAAAGGGTTAACTGCTTTAACTTGTTTTGTGTTCGCCATAGATCTAGCTAATGCTTTAGTATATCTACTAGCAAGTCTGTCATACAAGTTATCTTCAATCGCTTCTTCAGTGATTGAAAACGCTAAAGCTACAGTCTCGTGAGTGTATCTAGCAGTGTATGTCTCTTGAGCATTGTCAAAAGTCACGCCAGCACCTTCAGACTTAGTCTGTGCTTGAGCAAAACCTGATAACATAACTTCTTCTTCAAACGCTCTGTCTGAAGATTCAGTTGTGTAGATCTCAGCATGCTGATTCTCATAACGTTTATATTCCAGGCCAAATAAAGCATTCAAACCTGGCTCTAGTTCTTTAACTAGTTGTCCTCGTGATATCGCCATAATTTATCTCCTTTATTAGATACCTGTTGTTGATTTTAAGAAGTGCTCATTAATCATAACAACCATATTTACATTAGCAGAACCAATGTCGCTGTTGTCAGGATCTTTTGAGAACCCAATCAATCTTAACTGTGCAGTTGTAGATACACCAGTAGTTTCACTTAGCTCTACTTTTGAAACGTAGTTAGCTGAGTCACCTGCTGTGTACTCGATGTCATAGTTAAAAAATACAGACGCTTGTGTAATTGCGTTTGTACCGTTTGATTGTATTTCGAACCTTTCATAAGGATCGTCAGCCACGAAAGCAACCGTGTCACTTGCATTTACTTGCGAGTAATGGTTTGCCCACGTAGGCTTTTTAGTTGTAGGATCAGTATAGAATACACCGTTTAATGAACCTAATAAAGTAACATCTGAAACGTTTGCACAATCTATTGTTCCTGCCGCAGTTGCTTTAACTGGGTCATTAAAATAGATAGTAGTCGAGTCATTTGCTGCGATACTATATTCACTTAAACCTTGATTGTCTCTATTTTGACCTACTTTTCCAATCGGTCTTAGACCGAAAGCAGCATCTTTATTTGCCATAGTAGTTGTCCTCCTTAGACATAGTTTAGTTTAAGTGTACTCTGTTGGTTTTAGAAATTCTGTAATTAGGATTTCTTAGTACCACCAAAAGTTACACGAGTTTGTCTATCAATATTGATAGGCATACTTGGGTGCTGTTCCTTCATAAGATC